ATGGCTACATTCAAAGCTATCGTCAAGGCCAGACGAAAGGATGGTTTCTACCCGGTCTACATCCGAGTGGCGCACCGCCGGAAATTGGCCTACATGACCACGGACAAGTTTGTCCGCGACAGCGGTCTCTCGCACACCGGCGAGATTGAAGACCCGTATGTGTTGCAGTATTGTTCACGCAAAATCATTGAGTATGTTGAGAAGCTCAACAAGATTGACGTTGAACACTGGAACGTGGGCGATGTTGTAAACTTCCTGAAATCGGGAGAGGCCGACATCAGTTTCAGCGACTATGCCCGATTGCATATTGACCGCATGGCGGCAAAGGGCATGAAACGTAATGCCCGGACTTATGAAATGGCACTCGGCCATCTGGAACGACATGCCGGGACAACGTCGGTCATGTTTTCGCAACTGACATCAACCTTTGTCAACGGTTGGATAGAGTCTCTATCCACTACCCGACGCGCCAAAGAGCAGTACCCCATTTGCATGCGTCAGGTGTTCAAGGCCGCAATGCTTGAATACAACGACTACGACAATGGAGTTATCCGCATCCGCACCAATCCGTGGCCGAAGGTGAAGATACCCGAGGCAGACCGCCCGGAGAAACTTGCTATCACGCCACAGGCGGCAAGAGCGTTTTTCGCCGCTCCTATCCCTGAAAGCAAGATGAAAGAGCCGTTGGAGGAAATTGGCCGCGATGTGGCCATGATGGTGTTGTGTCTTGCCGGTATCAACACGGTTGACCTCTACCACCTGAAGAAATCCGACTATCACGACGGCATTATACACTACCGTCGGGCAAAGACCAAGAAGTTCAGGGCTGACAACGCCTACATCGAGATGCGGGTGCCGTCTATCCTGTTGCCGCTGTTTGACAAGTACGCCACAGACAAAGACGATGAGTATCTGTTCAATTTCCACACACGCTACCGCACATCAGACAGCCTCGGCAGCAATGCCAACAGCGGCATAAAGAAGATTTGCGAGAGCATTGGCATAACCGGCGAGAACCGCTACTGCGTCTACACATTCCGCCATACATGGGGGACAATCGCGCAGAACGACTGCGGAGCGACAATTAGCGAAGTGGCCTTTGCCATGAACCATGCAAGCGGCCATGAGGTGACGCGAGGTTATCTCAAACTCGATTTTTCCCCTGCATGGAGATTAAACGAGCAGGTTGTTGACCTGATTTTCTTCTCAGACACCGAAAGTGAGAAGAAAGACCCGGAGGACGGCCTATTTCGTTTCTCGGCAAAACACATGATCCACGGCGCTGCATATTTCCGAGGCCGACAGTTGGGCGAGGTTGAGGACACCGGCTTTAACAACATTGAGGAAGTCATTAAAGCCCTCGTGCCGTATGTGCCCGCCGATGTGCCGCTGCGCTCCATGGTGCAGTTCAAGATTGACATCAAGGACAAGGGCCTTTCGCAGACCTACGAGCGCATGAAGGGCAAAGGCTTTTGAAATCGCGGCTCCCTGTTTTTCTTTCCAATCCCATTCGACCGACGAGGCTTTTTGTTTCGCCGGTCTTTTTTTCAAAAAAAACAAAACATCAAAACCAAGTTTCAAATCGCCGTTGTCGTTGTCGTTTTCTTCTTACAACTTCTTCTTTTATATATTTTCTTTTTATTTCTTTTCCTTTCTTTTCTTTTGTGTACTTAATTCCGGAATTAAACCGAGCTAACCCATAGTTTACTCAAACAAAACCCCCATTAAGTTTGAGGAAACTCAAAAAGTCACAATAACTTCAAACAAAACCCATAGCTAACCCATAGTTTCCTCAAACTTTACTCTTTACGTCGAACCATTAATTATACCCTAATTTCCGCCCATTTTTGAACGCCGACGAGGACATAAAACGAGCCAGCCTATAGTTTACTCAAACAAAACCCCGGTTAAGTTTGAAGAAACCCCCTCGGAAAAATCACATAGTTTCTCGCTATTGAGCAAGAAAAAAACCGCCGACGGATTGTCAGGCGGTTGCTGTCTATAGTGGAAACGGAGTAGATTATTGGTCGTCTCCGGCCAATTCTGCGAGGCGGTCTTCGATTGTCTTTTCATTGTCGCCGGTACTAAGGTCAATGGCCGTGGCCTGCATTTTCGGCATGGTGTACTGCATGAGCCTTTCGGCAATAACGAGCCTGTCTTTTGGATCGAGAGCCATAAAATCAGAAGTCATAAGGCCGCTGTTGGAGTAGTCGGCGAGGAGAGACACAATGACCTCCTTGCCCAACATCGTTGACTTGTTGGGGGTGCCTTTCTTTCGTCCTCCTGTCTTCTTGCCTATTGCCATGTGATTAGTTAAACTTAAAACATCGCCACAAAGATAATAATGTATCTTCGCCCACATAATTTAAGTTCAACTAATCACATTTCAAGATATATGGGCATTTTAGGAGGCGCAATCGGCGCAGGATTAGGAGCTGTCGGGAGTATCTTCGGCGGCATATCCGCGTCCAAGGCCATGAAACGTGTCAAAAAGAATTTAGAGGAGCAGCGGAAGAAAAACCAAGATTGGTATGACCGACGCTATTACGAGGACGCTACACAGCGGGCCGGCGCTCAAGCCATACTCAACAAAACGGAAGAGTTTATCCGCAACCGCAACAAGCAAGCCGCGGGCGCACAGGCCGTCATGGGCGGCACTGATGAAAGTGTCGCAGCCGCCAAAGCAGCCAACAACGAAGCTCTTGCCACGGCCACTACCAATATAGCGGTCAACGGTGAGGCGCGAAAAGACGCTATCGAGAGCCAATATCTACAAACAGACGCGAACATACAGCAGCAGCTCAACGACCTTGAACAGAAGAAAGCGGCCAATACCGCCGCCGCAATTCAGGGCGTAGCGAAAGCCGGCTCAAATATCGCAGGAATACTTTAACGATTATGGCAGTGAATCCCGAAGATATATTAGCAATGGGCAAAGGTCCGGTGCAAATGACGTGGGCAGAGCAAAATACGCCCCCAACTGCGCCTGTTACCACTCCACCGCCTGCGACAACGACACCGGCGACTGTAACACCGCCTGAGCCGGAAACAGCCCCCACAGGGCTTGAGAATGTCAACTATGACACCGTTACGGCAAAAGGCACACCTAACAATCCTACAAGTGCCGCCGAGGTAGTACAGCGCGGTGTTGTCAATGTTGCCAACCCTCAGACCGAAACCGATGTCGAACACGTTACGCCTGTTCCTGAACAGCAGACTGCCCCCGAAAAGAAGAAGCTATCATACGTCGAGATGTTTCAGCAGATGTCGCCTTACACTCCCCCAACCAAGGAGGAACTTGAAAAGGAGCGCAAGAGGCAAAAGCGAGAGGCTATCTTCGCCGCTATCGGCGAGGGTATATCGGCTATGAGCAATCTCTATTTCACCACACAGTATGCTCCAAATGCCTACGACCCGACACAAGGCATGGCCGCTACCACCAAAGCCCGATTTGACAAGCTGAAGAAGGAGCGCGAGGATAACCAGCGTCAGTATATGGACGGCTATTTCCGTGCCATGAAGATGGATGCCGAAGATGAACGCGATGACCGTAATTGGCAGCATACCTTAGAGCGAGAGAAAGTAACCGACCACTATAAAGAGGCCGCAGACGCAAGAGCGCAAGCCAAAGCCGACCGAGATGCAGCTATGGCAGAACTTCGCACGAGGTTAATGGAGGGCCGTATTACACAGCAGGAGGCCGCGGCCGAGGCGAAGAAAATCGAGGCCGACTATGCCGACGCTTATTGGCAGTCGCGCATCAACAAGAATAACTATCGCCGTCCGATTGGTTCAGGTAGCCGTGGAGGCAGTGGCCGTCTGGGTGAATATCCGTGGTACGATGCAGACGGCAACAAGCATTATGCCCACTCCTATGAGGCCATGCGCCAAAATGCTATCGACCACGGCACATGGAGCGAGGCTACGCAGCAATCGACTACTGAACGAGAGCAGAAAGACCGTCGAGGACGCGCCAAAGGCACAACATCATCGACCACTACCAAACCGGCAAAGGGCCACTCCGAAAAGCCTCAACAAAAAAGAAAGCCCAATCCTATGAGCGGTGGCACAAACAATGGTGGAGCCGGAAAGAAGAAAAAGAAAAACCCAATGAGTTAACAACGTATGGCAACCGACAATAAGAGAAAATTATACGATGCCCTCTCGCAAGATTACGACATGGGCAGTTATGAGCAGTTTTGCGCTGACCTCAACGACGAGAGCAAACGTCGCAAGCTCTATAATGCAACGAGCCAAGAATACGACCTCGGCTCATGGGATAGTTTCTCACAACAATTAGGGTACGGACAGGCTGCAGCTCCCGAACGCCCTGCTGTGGCCGCTCAACCATCTGCGCCCGCTCCTGCCCCGACTAAATATTTCAAACTTCGCCGAGGTGGCAAGGACTTCACTGTTGCCACTGATGAGGTAAATGCTGCCGGTGGCCTATATGATTGGTCAAAAGCACATCCCGGCGCACCTCTTCGCGTCTATATGCAAGGAACGGATGCAAACGGCAAGCCTTTCGACGGTCATGTAAATTTGTCGGTTGCACACGACCGAAGCAAGAAGCGTGGCTACAAGTACACAACAACAGACAAGCCTATCGAGACAACGCCACAAAAGCCGTGGAAGCCTACCAAAATGCAGCAACGGGCAATGTCGATGCAGCTTCAGCAACTGCAACAACAGAGAGATGCTTTCATTGAGCAGAGCCGTGAGCGTATGCAGAATATGTCGGATTACTATCGGTCCAACCGTTCTCTCGGCTTTCAGACTGTCGAGGGCGAGCCCGTATTTAATCCTGAGACAGGCAAAATGGAGAAAACCTATCTCACTCCGACAGGCGACCGCACGACAAGCAAGGCGGTTGCAGACATGGAAACGATGAATTACCGTAGTGCTATGGCTGCGGCTGATATGTCTGTAGGCGCACAGATCCGACGCGCCGAGGCTGAACTTGCAGACTTGAAGAAGAAATTAGAGAGCAGCGCATCGCGCGTTCATGATGAATGGGCAGAAGATTATGAGAATAACAGCGCACCACTCGCCGCTGTACTGGCCGCAAACACCTACGTTCCCCGACAGCAAGTAGACAAAGAGAACTCGGCTCTGCGTGTCGCTATCCGTCAGAAGGAAGAACAGCTTAAGGATTTGTATGAGGAGCGAGACAGGCAAGTGGGTAAGGATGTCGGCTTTTGGCGTGGCTTTGGTCGTACCATGTCTGATTACCGTACATGGGATTTCGGCATGAGCGACCTTCAGGACGCTATGACAATGATGCATGCCGACCAGTATTCAACTTCTGATGCTACCGAGGGTGAAAAACGGGCCGGTCAGGAAATGCTGAAAGCCATACATGATAATCAGCAAGTGGAGCAGATGTATGGCGGTAATGCTTCTTTCTAGAACAGAGCCGGTGTTATGACCGGCTATATGCCCTCGTTCATGCTTGATTTTGCACTGACGAGCGGTGGATACGAGGCTATTAATGTCGGTGGTAAAATCGCCACTCGCGGAGCTGTCAAGGTTCTTGGCAAAGAGGCGATAAAAGAAATGACCGAGTTAGGCGTGAAAGCATACGCCAAGAAATACGGTGTGCGCGGTGTCGGTCGCATGGCAGAGAACTGGACTATCAAGGCACTCGGAACAACCGCAGATGACTTGCTTATACGCGCGCCACTCATGACGAACACCATACAAGCAGGAAAGACAACCGCAGACATTATCGAGCGCAAACTCGGCGATGTCGTTGTTGACGAGAATGGCAACTACGACTTCTCCAATGATAAGACGTGGGGCAGCGCTGTATGGCAGGGCGAGGCTAACGCCATAATCGAGAACTACTCCGAAATGTTTGGCGCACACCTCGACGGCGTAATGCCGGCCCTTGCAAAGACATTCGGAGGCAAGCGTATCAGCGGTATGCTTGCACGTGCCAACGCATCGAGCTACGGCCAAATCCTTGCCACAACGCGCAAGCAGTTTGAACGCCTCGGCGTATCTGACTACTTTGGCGAGGTCAGCGAAGAATACTATGGCCAGCTATGGCGGTCAATGCTCAATCTTGACGATGCCTATACCAATGTGCCTGTCTTAGACCAAGACGGCAATCAGGTACTCGACGCAGATGGCAATCCCGTTTACGAGCGCAAGAACCTTTTGTTTACAGGGCAATTCCACGGCGATATTTGGGGCGGTATGGCTCTTTCTATGGGTTTGATGGGTGCCGGTAAGTACACTCTTTCGGGAGCGGCCTATGGCGCGATGAAGCATCAAGTGAATAAGGCAGACCGTACTGCTGCTGAGATCTTCACTCCTGACCGTTGGGAGCCCATCCGTGAACTTATCGACAACACCACAAATGAAGATATAGGCGTATTGGCTGAAAACATGGTCAACGACCAAAACCTTTCAGATGATGAACGCTCGGCTGTCATGGAATACATGGAGCGCAGCCTTAATCTTCGTGGCCTCAATCTCGGTGCAATGTCTCAAAGTCGTGGTACTGTCGATGTCGAAGCCGACGGTGTACCCGAAATAGACAGCGAACTCAGTCAGTCGTACATTGATGGCTACGAAGCCTCTACACCTCAAGAAATGAACGATGCGCAGAACATGTACGAGTTACAGCATCAGCGTGTAGAAGGCATATTTGAGCCGAGTATCCTTGAATGGCTTGATGCAAATCCGGTCAACGCTTTAATGGAAATGTCGCGTAATGGTTTGTACTCTCAAGAGGAAATAGATGCCGCTCTTGATTATACCAACGCAAAGACATTGCGCGACGGCATAATTCAGCGTGTCAATGATAACATTGATGAACAGATAGCCCAAAGCGATGCCATGATTAATGCTCGTGTAAATTCGGCAAGCGGCATGATACAACCGGCTATTATGGATCTTGACGACCGTCAGGTCTATATAGTCGGCGGTGCTGTCGCCATCAATCCCGACGGCACTATCGACCGCGAGGCATCCGACGAGAGCATTGTCGTTCGCGATGCGCAGACGGGCGAGTTACAATTCACTGAACCGAAATCTATTGTGTCAGCCGGTGAAGCTATCGACCCCGAATTGGAACGTGCCACTGCCGTTGACAATATCCGTCAGCAAGCAGCACAGGCCGCAGCCAACGCCATGAACGGAGTTTTGCCTCTCAATCCGGGCGATGTTGTTCCCATCATAGCCGGTGGAAGCCCGACAACATTCACGATTATTGGTCCTGCGCTTGACGAACAGACACAATCGCCAATCCCCGATAAGTTTGTAGTTGAATGGGAGAACGGCATACAGACTTCCCTCACAAGAGAACAGATACAATCCTACGCTGATGAAGAAGCCATTGCTCGTCTAAACAATTTCGAGCAAGAACGTGCCGCCACTCGCGCACAGCAGCGAGCAGTCGAGGCCGAGGCCGTGCGCCCACGGTTTGCCCTCAACGATGAATTTACCATTCTTAATGATAGCGGCACACCAATCCGAGGCTCTATCACAGGCGAACTCGACGAGGACGGCACAGTAGAAATCTTTACTGAAGAACCTATCAACGGCAATAAGGTGAACCGCTTTACCCCTGCCGAACTTGAAGGGATGTTCGACTCATACAACGGTCAGCCGCTGAGAATGCCTGAACCGTTTGTCGAACCCGTTGTGGAAACAGGCAACAATGATGTTGAAAATATTCCTGAAAATATTCCTGAAAATGGCAACATCATTGACGAAAATATTCCGACTGACGCAGAAGCAACTGAACATCAACAGTCTGCCTTGTCTCGTGTTCCTATCGACGAGCAAGGACAGCCAAAATACGAAGAAGCCGACCCCGACACAGCTTGGGATGCTATCGTTGAACAGGCACAAGGCGACGAGGCTACAGCCGCCGAAGTTGTGGCCGACATCGTTTCGGAGCGTGAGGAAGACTTCAATGCAGCCGAAAAGGCACTCAACAAGACAAAGGAAGGCAAGCCGGAGAAGCGCAAAAAGAATGACCCTGCCCCCACAATGGCAGAACGTATCGCCGCGAAGAATGCCGCCAAAGATGCACTCACCGAGGCTCAGGCTATCCGCGACCGTGCAAAAGCTATCCTCGATCATTGGAAGAAGATTGCCGGAACAAAACAGCGTAGAGAAGCAGAACGGCGTAGCGCAGAGGACGCAGAGGCTCGTCGCCGTGCTGAGGAACGTGCAGCAGAGGAAGCTCGACTGAGGGCAGAACGTGAGGAAGCCGAGCGCATAGAGCGCGAAGCACTCAATGGTGTGCCTGATTGGAATGTTGACACACCTACCGATGCTCGTGCGCGTGGCTATCGCCGTAACGGACCGCAGAAAGTTGACCGCCCAGCGGTAATTGACAATCATGCGCAGGGCAACGCCGTCGAAGTTAAATTTGGCGAAGATGTTATGCCCAAAGGCCATATTGCCATTATTGAGGCATCACAGCTACAGCCGAGCCACCGCGACGGCCAGCGCAACCCGGCACACTTCCTTGATGAAGCACAGCCAAAGGAGCGTAAGGACGCGGCAAGCCGACTCGCCGCCTCGAAGATTGCCGAGAACATTCGCCCCGAAGAAATCACATCGAGCGTCACGGCCTACACCGGCGCACCGAGTATCAACAGCCGTGGCGAGGTCATTCAGGGCAACAACCGCAGCGAGGCATTACGCCTAATGTATGAGGGTAATAATGCAGCGTCGGCAGAGAGATACAAGCAATATCTTCTCGACCATGCCGCAGAATACGGCCTTACCCCCGAGGCTATCTCCGCCTTTGAACAGCCTGTGCTTGTGAATATGCTCGATGTTTCGGACGAGGACGCTATCACCCTCGGCCAATATGTTGCCCAAGACACCGAGAGCGGCGGCATTGAGCGCATCAAGCCTAAAAACGCAGTCAAGAAGATGGGCGACAAGATACGCACGTTTGCCAATCTTCTGCTCCGCTCTGCCGATGATGAGGCCACCTTCTCACAACTTGTAGATGCAAATGGCGTTGAGGTATTGAAATGGATGAACCAACAAGGATTTATCACCAACACTCAATATGCAAGTGCTTTCGACAGCAAGGGCAACCTTTCAGCCGAGGCTGTAAACGACCTCAAGGGCATAATGTATCAGTCAATCTTCACCGGCGGCAGCACTCGCCTTGAAGAAATGTTCAACAAACTACCTGCAAAGGCACAACGAGCCATACTCGCAACCGCTTTTCGCGATTACGACAGTGCATTTGCCGACCGCATGATTACCGAAATCCAACAGTCGATTATTGCTTTCAACGCACTAATGGGAGACCAGCAGTTCCGAGAGGCCGGCAATATGGAAACAGTCATGCATGCAGTCGAGGCATGGAAAAGGCAGACCGCTTTTGACGATGTTACAGGAGAGCCTTATCTACCCTCGGAAAGTTTTAGTAACTTTACCCTCGCACTTGCGGCCATGTATAAGGGCTGCACCCAAAAACATATTCAGTCAGTATTCAATACCATGTACGACATTGTGCAGGGTACTGAACAGGACAATCTCTTTGAGGTTGCAGACAAGACACCCAAACCTCTTGCCGAGGCTATTCGCCGAGTGCTTAATATAGAATATAAACCCATAACTAAACCCACAACCGACAATGGAACAAATGGAAGTGCTATATTGGACGTCGATAGTGAAGATGGCCAAGACGGGAGACCCGGAAGCGACGGAAACTCTGACGGCGCAGAACAAAATCCGCAAGGAGCAGAACCGGCCGACGGTGGAACAGGAGCTGCAAGCAATAGCGGACAAGGGAGCGAAGTAGCCACTTTCGACCCGCGCGAAATGTCCGAAGAAGAAAGGACACAACGCGGTGACTTATTGCGCAATGCCGAGGCCGTAAACGTGGCCACCGGCGTAATCACTGCACAAGAGGGTAAATCAGCCCGAAAAGTCGCAGAAGAATGGTGGGATAAGAATGTCGGCGAGCCTGTAATCTTCGACACCGAGGCCGGAGAGGTTGAGATTGACAAAAACTCAATCAAAGACTCTCTCGCGCATGGCTACCGCCAAGAAAAGCTTGATGCTGTCACATCGTTGGCTGAGGGTTTCCGTAATGCCGTATATTTAGGCCGCATTGAAGATTTCAACCGCCCCGGCGTTATGAGCCATTACTTTGCCTATCCTATCAACTACGATGGGCAGCGCAGATATGTGTTCTGCCGTGCAATGGCCGACAACAACAAGAACCGCCTCTATGTGTATGAGGTGTTCATGGCCGACAGTATAAAAAAAAGCGACACCCTTCAAACCATTGCCAGTGCGTCAAAAGACGGTGAGCTTCATGGAGGCATCGCTTTGTATAAGGCTATTCTTAAGAATGTGCTTGATGTTTCCGAAGAAACCCCAAAGTCAATCGACAAGACGACAAACACTGACGATAATCCAACGGACTTGCAAGGTGACACAGCTCTCTTGCAAGACTCCGGCGTTTCCGATGACAAAGATAGTGCTTTGTCGGAAGAAAAACAAGCAAATACACCAAAAAGTTCTCTCGCCGACAGGGTAAGTGCCGCCGAGAAAGATGTGAACACCAATCCTACACAAGCACAAAAAGAGGCGGGGAACTATAAGAAAGGCCATGTTCAGGTTGGCACGTTTGACGTGACAATAGAGCAGCCTGTCGGCTCTGTGCGCCGTGGTACTGACGCAGACGGCAAGGAGTGGGAAACCACCATGCACAACACCTACGGCTACATCCGAGGCACCGAGGGCGTAGACGGCGACCATATAGACGTGTTCCTGTCGGATAACATAGACGGCTGGAATGGCCAACGTGTGGTTATTGTTGACCAATACAACCCTGACGGCTCTTTCGATGAACACAAAGTGATGCTCGGCTTTAACGATAAGGCCGACGCTATCAACGCATATCTTGCCAACTATGAAAAAGGCTGGGAGAAAGGCCGTCGTCTCGTATTCACAACTGCAACCATTGACGATTTCGAGAAGTGGATTGAGAGCAGCCATCGCAAGAAGAAGCCCTACCATGAGTATAAGATTGCCGAAAAAGCAGAGGTTGAGGAAAGCACACCCGAAAAGCCAATTGAAACACAAAAGCCAATCGGATACGATGCGGCAACCGACACATGGAGCAATGTCCCGGGCAAATGGTTCACATCCAAACCGAACAGATACGGCGTAGTTATTGCTCGTGGTGGAGAGAATACAGGTCGAATTGAACTATTTGCCAATAATCGTTATGTATTCGCAAGGGTATGGATATATGATGAAAATGCAGAGACACCCGATGCCATTCTTTCGATTTTGTCGAAAGAGCATTACGACATACAAAGCAATGGTGAGGGTACATTCGTTGATTTTGAACACTATTCTGACGCAGAAGCTTTTGCAAAACGAGTAGATGAAGTTCAGGAACAAGCACAAACAGCACGCGAGAATAGACGAAAGGAAAAGGAAGCAGAAGAAAATGCTCATGAAAAACCTGTATCTTCAGAGGGGAGCGACTACACTATCGACACTTACACCAGCAAAAGCAAAAAGACGTTCCATCGCGTCGTCTTTCCTCGTGTTGATAAGGACGTATGGCAAGAACGCCTCAATCTCGCAAAGAAAATGGGCGGTACGTCCGTGCCGAAAGGATACGGTTTCAAGACCCGCGAAGAAGCGGAGGCATTTGCAAAGGCCGTGGCCGACCCTGCTGCCGTTTCTGATGCACAGCCGCTGTCGCTTGAAGATATGCGTCATTCGTCGGGAGTAGCACAAGTAGACGTTGAGAGCCTTATGACGCAGTTGTCGGAGACCGGTGAAGCCAATCTCGCAGACCATTCGACACCCGTAGAAGCCACTCCCGACAATAAAGGCGAAGAAAAGCCCGAAGAAAAGCCTGTCAATCCGAGCGGAAACAAGCTCGTAACTGACGAAAGATATGCAGAACTCCGCGAACGTATGCGCAAGAAGCTCGGCGGTCAGCTCAATATGGGTGTAGACCCCGAAATTCTTGCTATCGGTACGGAAATGGCCGTGTATCATATTGAGAAAGGAGCGCGAAAGTTCAAAGAGTATGCCTCGGCTATGATTGCCGACCTCGGCGACGCTATTCGTCCTTACCTGAAATCATTCTACAATGCCGTTCGCGATATGCCCGAAGCAGAGACCGCCGGTCTTGTTGATGACATGGACAGCTACGAAGATGTGCGAAGCGTGGATATTGCCAACTTTGACAAGTCCGGCAAAGACGCTATGGCAACAGCCGCCGCAGTTGTCGCCGAGCAGCAAGCCGAAAAGGAACGTCAGGAAGCGGAAGCCAAGTTAAAGGACGAGCGTAAGAAGCGAGTCAATCCCGATGGGTCAACAACGGAAACAGTTGTTGAGGGCGGTACACAGATTGAAATCACAAGCGGTGACTTTATCCCCGGAGTGCGTCCGAGGCTTCATACAGAAACCGAAAATAAATCCGGTGGCAATAAGAAGTCAAGCAAGGCCAAGAAAAAACCGACAACTGACGGCGGTTTGTTTGATGCGGTTGAGGACGACACGAAGACCTCACCGGCTCTAACTATACCAGAACAGCGCCCTGCCGCAGACCTTGCCGGTGACTCTGCCACATATCAGGAGCGCGAGGCGCAGACCGTTGAGTTGGTAGAAGAAATCGGCGGAGTGATTGAAAACCGCGTCGAGATGCTTCAGCTTGACCCCGAAAGTGTGAAGCCGCTGACCATGACCGATGTTAAGAAAATGGCGGCGAAGTATCCGGCACTCCAAGATATAAGCGACACCGACCTTCAGGAACTCGTAGAGCTTGCTATGACGCAGCTCACGCGCAGCGAGGCTCTTGCCAACATCGAGGGTACAGCCGAGCAGCAACGCGCGGCATACGACCGTATTGTCAACCTCTATCAGATGCAGCCGAGCCTCAACGCCCGCGACAGCGAGCGGTTGATAAAGCAACAATACTCCACCCCAACGCCTTTCGGTTTTGTCATGGGGCAGTTTGTACGTGCCGGCGGCAAAGCCGTGGGCAGTATGCTGGAGCCAAGTGCTGGTAACGGCGCACTCACAATCACGGTCAATCCCTCAAACATCCATGTGAACGACATCGACGATGCCCGACTTGCCAATCTGCGCAAACTCGGCTACGGCCAAGTGACGGCACAGGACGCACTCCTGCCGTTCAGTGGTGACGAAGTAGACGTTGTTATGACCAATCCACCTTTCGGCACCGTAACGGAGAAAGTCTATGACGGCGTATTCCGTGTGTCGAGCCTTGAGGGGCAAATGGCCATCAACGCTCTGGAGCAGATGAAAGACGACGGTCGAGCCGCCATTGTGATAGGAGGAAACACAAGTTATCGCACAAATGGCTCGATGAACCCCAAAGATGCCGCATTTTTTGGCTATCTTTACAGCCATTATAATGTGGCCGACGTTATCAATATAAGCGGCAAGGCACTTTACTCTCGCAACGGAACGGGATATGATGTACGCATGATACTGATTGACGGACGCAAGACCGGCGAATTTCAGCGCGTATATCCCCCTGTCAAGGCCAAAGCGGGAGCCGAGCAGATAACCACATTCGACGAACTTTATAACCGAGTACAAGATGATATACAGCAAATTCAGCAAATGGGGAGTCAGCCTGCCAATGTGCAGTCAGAAACCAGAGCAAGCACTGACGGAACAGCGAGTGCGCCTGTTCGTTCAGGAAGCAATCGCCCGGACACAGGAGCAGGGCAACGACCCGGTACAGCAAGCGATGCAGTCCGAGATACACCCCGGACCGATAGCAGACAGCCTACACCCGGAAATGTCGGAGGCCGAACTACTGCAGTGGATAATGCAGACACAGGAAATGCAGGAAGCGCTGATAATGTTCCGCAATCAAAGCCCGAACAGCCCCGAAGCGTCGGAGGTGGAAGCACACAAAATGGAACAGGAAGAAGTAGAAGCAACGGACGTGGAGCAACTGCTACTCGACCTGACCGTGGCGCAGAGCGACTGGACGTAAAGCCGGACCTTACCACCGAGAAAGTTCCATACCCCAACCAAAGCGACAACGGCTTTACGCTGATGTCGGTAGTACCGGCCGCACAAGCACAGGTACTACAAAAGAGCCTCGGCGAGATTGGCGACGTTGACCAATTCCTCGTTGATGAACTCGGCTATTCGAGCAAGGAAGAACTCTACAGCTATCTTGCCGCCGAGCAGATAGACTCGGTCGCGCTTGCCATACACCAAATGAACAAAGGCAATGCCTTTATCATCGGTGATATGACCGGCGTGGGCAAAGGCCGTCAGGGCGCAGCACTTATCCGATACGCAGTCAAGCAAGGCAAAGTGCCTATCTACTTCACACAGAAGCCGACACTCTACACTGACAACTACCGCGACCTCTGCGACATAGGCAGCAGCGATTTGCGCCCATTCATCATCGCATCCAATCCCAAAGACGCTAATATTGTCGATGCGGACGGCAATGTAGTACACAAACTTCCCAGTAAGAAAGAACAGGAACGAGTGTTCAACTACATCATGGAGCATGGAACACTCCCTGATGAATACGACTATGTGCTTACCACATACGACCAAATCAAGAACGGCACAGCCGACTATTCGCAGAATGAGGATGGTACATGGAACACCGAAGCCCGCAAACTCCCGAAGAAAAGCAAAGGTTACACCACGGCAGACCATAACGGCCAAGCCCGCCGCGACGCACTTGCCATGCTTGCCGAAGGCAATATCGCCATACTTGACGAGAGCCACACCGTAGGCGGCGACAGCGGTTGCGGCCGCTACATGCAGATGTTGACCTCGCAAGCCGAGGGCGTGACCTTCCTGTCGGCCACATTCGCCAAACGCGCCGACAATATGCCTATCTACGCACAACGCACAGCTATTGCAGAGTCAGGCGTAAACCCGGGCGAGCTGATTGAGGCCATTATGAAAGGCGGCGTGACTCTGCAAGAAATCATGTCGAAGCAGTTAGTTGAGTCCGGCCAAATGATACGCCGAGAGCGCAGCTTTGAAGGCGTGACTATTGATTGGTTGAGTGTAGCAGAGGAAACCGACCGTCGCCAACGACAGCAATTTGACGAAGTGGCCGACATCTTCAATGCCATACGCAATTTCCAAGATGAGTATATCACACCGTTAATCGACGCCAAAAACGAGGCGGCAGCTGAACGCGGTGCGACTGTTGGACATACACAAGGAACAAAGGACATGGGTGTAACGAATGTGCCCTTTGCGTCGAAGATGTATAACCTTGTCAATCAGCTACTATTTGCGTTGAAAGTCGATGCAGTGGCCGACAGAGTGATAGAGAACCTGCGTAACGGTTATAAGCCTGTTATCAGTTTCACCAACACAATGGAAGGCTTCTTGAAAGAGGTTGGTACCGGCGCAGAAATGGACGAGATGCCCAACTTCTCTATTACCCTCATGCGTGCCCTCGACGGTGTAATGCGTTTTACCGAAAGGGATGCGGACGAAAACAGCGAGGGCGGCTCTATTTCGTTGAGCGAGCTTTCCACCGAGGGGCAGAATGCCTACAACGCCATCCGCGAAAAGATAATGGACCTGAGTGCCGACCTGCCTATCTCTCCTATGGATGCAATCCGCATGAAGATAGAGGCCGCCGGTTACAGCGTGGCCGAAATTACAGGCCGCACGATGCAACTCAACCGCACTGAGGACGGACGTTATATTGTTGAGCCACGAAAAGACCGCGACAAGAAAGCCGCAATGCGTGATTTCAACTCCGGCAAACTTGACGTGCTGATGATAAACAAGTCCGGCTCAACCGGCATATCGCTCCATGCATCGAGCAAGTTTGAAGACCAGCGACAGCGTGTCATGGTATTCGCCCAATTCCAGAGCGACATCAACGACGAGGTGCAGATGCGTGGTCGTATCGACCGCAGCGGTCAGGTTGTGCGTGGCCGCTACGAATACATCATGTCCACTATCCCTGCCGAGCAACGTATTCAAATGATGTTCAAAGCCAAGTTAAAGAGCCTCGACGCGAACACCACCTCATCGCAAAAATCGAAATTCAACGAAATGGAGATTGTCGACTACCTCAACAAGTACGGCGACGAGGTTGTGTGGGAGTATATGAAAGAACATCCCGAACTTGAAGAACGCCTCGGCGATCCATTGGAAATGCTTCAAGAGAGCAACGATGATGAAGGGCCGCGAACATCCGAGAAAGAGGACACATCGAAGAAGAAAGACTGCGCCGGTAAAATATCGCGCTATCTCGCTTTCTTATCCGTAGAGGAACAGGACGAGATTTTCCGTGAGATAACCGAAGCCTACCGTGTGAAGATACAGTTGCTCGATGATGCCGGAGAAAACGACCTTGAAATCACAACCATGCCATTACGAGCTGAAACGAAGAAGAAGCAGATATGGCATGAAGGTGTGAACCCCGGCAGCGGCAACGCCTTTGCCGACAACACCTATGTGGAAGAAGTAGAGGTCGACGTGCTGAAGAAACCGATGAAGCGCGCCGAGATAGAAGAAGCCACTCGCAAGCTCGTTGGGGAAAAAGGTTTCGCGACAGAATATGACCAACAGCGTTATGGCTTCAAAGAGGGTGAAGTGAATTGGGACCGCTATGCAGACGCTATGCGGAGCGAAATCGACCAATTCTTTCAAGCAAAGGCAGACGAGGCCGTAGGCAAACTGAAAGATGCCGGGGAAGCTCGTATCGCCAAGGCGAGAGAGAAAGCTGTCACCGCCGCTACCAAAGCGAGAGGCCGAGGCGAAAACAACTTCACCGACGAAGAAATTCAGTCGCTTGCCGACACCGTGGCCAACGAAGCCCGCGAGAAAGAGGAAGCCAAGCAGAGAAAACGTCGCGATGAAATCATGGCAGTAAAGCAACGTATCACTACGCTTTTGACGCACCTCCGTGCCGGCTCAATCTATGTAGTGCCTCAAGACCTCAAGCAAGGTACAGCCGAAATGTTCTCGCAGACTTTCGGCACATTCGTTGGTTTCAAATTCAATAAAGGCTATACCCTCGGCTCGTCCACGGCAATCTTCGCCACTCTTGACGGACGGCGTAAGGTGGAACTCGCGTTGAGCGACAGCGCAATCAGCACCATAATCTCGGCAACCCAAATAGCTTACCGCTATTCTCCGAAAGAGATAAACGCTATTTCGATGGATAATTGGGACAGCCATGTGCCAACGCAGACACGCCAAAAGCGTTATATCATCACCGGCAACCTACTACAAGCGCTTGTTGACACCGAGAAAGGCGACAAGACCCGAGGCAACCTTATAAGTTTCTCCACTATGGACGGAGAAACCCGACAAGGCATACTTATGGGTGAGAACTTCAAACCAACCGACCTGCGCAACAGCGTACCGTTGAGCAGCCGCTTTGCGCAGATACGCGAGGGAAAGGCCGTGGTGAGCGAGAACGGCGACGTGCAAATCTCCAAAGAACTGTATGACTGGCGACATCGTGGCGAGTATGAACTGCGAGTGCCTAAGTCGAAACAGCGTGGCGGCGTATACACCATGAACCCCGACTTGCTGAAGCTCGTAAGCGGCCACAACTTTACCACCAAAGGCAATAACATGGTCGGCTATGTGGCCGAGGCTGATATAGCAAAAGTGGTGGACATGTTGAGCCGTGCGCCGTTCAACCTTACTGTGCTGCAAGAGTCGCAACTATCCGATGTTTCAGCAGACGAGGCCGAAAATGATGTACTGTGCCGTCCTGTAACCGACAAGGCTACACTTGACCGCTTGAATAGCGAGCCGACAATCAAGGTTTATCGAGCCATGCAGATGATTGACGGTGGTCTGCGTCCGCCCATGTCGGGCAAAGTTGACGGCCAGTGGCGTGATGCCACCGAGGTAGGTGTGTGGGAAGAGGCCGAGGAGCACCCAGAAATGGCCGATGAAAACGGGCGTTTCAAACTTGACAAGGGTAACGGCAAGTCCATAAAGGCCGCATACAATCCTTATATCCATACGTCGCGGTCGCCTATCAACGACCAATTCAGCAGTGCATGGAGTAGACCGGAACTTGTAACCGTAGAGGTTGAAGTGCCGTTAAGCGAGCTTACAAGTGGATACCATGCCGAGAAAGCGAAAGACAGCGTAGGTGAAACGGAATGGAAAAGCGGTCCCATTGGCCGTGTGCTTGCAAAGATAGGTCAGGCGCGTCGCGTGATACTTAGCCGTTGGAGCAGAGTTGTCCGTGTCGTTCCTGTCGAAGAAGTTGCCGACGCATACGCACAGCGACTAAACGCACATGGTATCGAAGTGCCGTTCAACACCGTGCCACCGGCTCTGCGCGATGCTCTTGCCGAGCGTGGCGTAAAGATTGGCAAACCTGAAAAGGGAAATGCCGGTAAAGCGTCTATGCCCGCATTTGAGCAATGGATAGCCGAGCAGGAGCGTCAGAGAATGGGCGACGGCTACGGCGCATACAGCGACGCAGAGGTGTCATTTGCCAATGACCCGGTATTGAAAGCACTTGGCAAGAACCGTTTCAGCAAGAAGCGACAGGCCGAGTTCGCTGCGCGTGAGCGCCAGCGCATGGCAGACCGTATTCAGGAACTTGCCGAGCGTATGCACCTCGGCAACGTGGAGATACTGACCGACGCGAGCGGTCTTGAGGGTAAACGCGCCAATGCCAAAGGCTTTTACAACAAACGCACCGGCAAGATTACCATTGTAATCCCTAACAACGTCAGCACCATTGACGCAGAGCAGACTCTGCTGCATGAGGCTGTGGCACACTACGGACTGCGACAGCTATTCGGAGAGCAGTTTAATACTTTCCTCGACAATGTGTATGATGCCGCCGACGAGAGCATACGGCGCAAGATTGCTGAGATGGCCGCTAAAAATGGTTGGGACTTCCGCACGGCGACCGAGGAATATCTTGCAGGGTTGGCCGAGGACACCAACTTTGACGAGGCGCTGAGTTATAAAGGCTGGTGGTCGAAAATCAAACGCATGTTCCTTAACATGCTCGACAAGATAGGTTTTGAGGGGTTCAGGGACAAGACAGGCGTGGTGCTGACCGACAACGAGCTTCGCTATATCTTGTGGCGTAGTTACGAAAACCTTGCAGAGCCGGGCCGCTACCGCAGCATACTCGGCGAAGCCGCCGACGTGGCCAAGCAGGCCGAGCTGAAAGTGGGCAACTATGCAGAGAAAGGCATTGAGGCCGAGTATGCCGCAGAGAGCGGCGACTTATACCGACCCGGCGACTTCTCGCCGCGTGACCAAGTAATAGCGCGGCGTTATTACGAGAGTGTTGTAAGGAGCGGTAGCTATCAGTTCAAGGAGGCCGTTCAGGACAGCATGTTGGGATTGAAGGCACTCTATCAAGCCGTGCTTGGCAAAGGTAAGCGAATAGAAGATGTGGCCGGGTTTGAGAACGCCTATTTGTTTGAGAACCGCATGAGCAGCATGAACGCCGGAGAGCAGCATGAATATTTCCAACGCTACATGCAGCCGCTCCTGAAGGAGATTGGGCGCATTGCCGGAGCCGACAAACGCAAGCGCAGAGAGCTGACCGACTACCTTATGGCTAAGCACGGCCTTGAACGCAACGAGTACATGCGCAACGAGGCCACAACCAACGGAGAGGACAGCGACCGCGACTTTGCCGGACTTATAGGACTGACGGGCGAGGCCGACTGGCAAGCCGCCGAAGCCACGGCTCAGCAGTGGGTAGACGACTACGAGGCAGCACACAATACTGCGCCTTTGTGGGACGCTATCAATAAGGCAACGAAAGCCACACTTGAAAAGGTGTACCTTTCGGGCATTATCAGCAAGGAAACATACGAGAAGATACTCGGAATGTACGAATACTACATACCTCTGCGTGGTTGGAATGAAACCACAAGCGATGAGGTGTATGGGTATCTTACAAGTAAGGACGGTCCGCTTGGTGGAAGCATCATGAAAAAAGCAGAAGGCCGCGAGAGCATGGCCGACGACCCGATTGCCACAATAGCGATGATGGCCGACGATGCCGTTCGTCAGGGCAACCGCAACCTCATGAAACAGCGTTTTCTCAATTTCATACTGAACCATCCCAGCGATGCCGTGAGTGTACATGATATTTGGTTGCAATATAACACCGTTACTGATGAATGGGAGCCGGTATTTGCCGACGTGGAGGGAACCGACACCGCCGATGAAGTCGCACAAAAGGTAGAGGCGTTTGAGCAGCGCATGGAGGCCCTGCGCAACGCCGAGCCTGACAAGTATAAACGCGGGCGCGAGGCGCAGCACATACCTTACAAGGTTGTGCGCGGCAATATGCGAGAACACCAAATACTCATCAAGCGTAATGGCCGTACCTTCGTTGCAACCATCAACGGCAATCCGAGAGCCGCACAAGCTCTTAACGGTCTGACCAACCCCGATGTTGACATCAATGGCGTTGTTGGCAACATGCTCAAAGCCTGTACTTGGATTAACCGCCAACTGTCGGCTTTCTATACTACACGAAACCCAGATTTCGTTGTCGGCAACTTCTTCCGAGATATGCTCTACTCCAACTGCATGACATGGGTAAAGGAGAGTCCGAGATATGCTCTGCGTTTCCATAAGAACTTTGCACGTGTCAATCCTATTGTCATGCGCCGACTTCTCGGCAAGTGGGAGAAAGGAACCCTCAATATGAATAATCACATTGAGAGCCTTTTCTATCAATTCATGAAGAATGGCGGAGAAACCGGCTACACCAATGTCCGCGACATAGATGGCCACAAGAGGGCTGTTGCCGCCGAGTTGAAAAAGCAAGGCAGCAGAGGCCGCAGAGTGTGGACTGCACTCGGCATGATGTTAGACTTGCTTAACCGTTCAGCCGAGAACTGCGCTCGTTTTGCCGCTTTCATGACCTCTCGCGAGTTTGGCCGCAACATAGACCGTGCTATCTATGATGCAAAGGAAATAAGTGTCAACTTCAATAAGAAAGGCAGCGGCGGCAAAATGGTTAACGCCACAGGACAGACCAAACTCGGAAAGGCCGGAGCATATCTAAGCGGCGGTGGACGCTTAGCCTATGTATTCTGGAACGCCGGTGTTCAGGGTATGACTAATTTCGGTCGACAAGCAAAACTGCACCCCGGCAAGGCTACAGCTGGAGCAACTGCTTTGTTTGCCCTCGGATATGTGATACCTATGCTTGCCCAAATGTTGGGCGGCGGCGATGGAGACGATGACGACAAGAACGCATACTACAATCTGCCTGAATACGTTCGTCGCTCAAACATCTGTTTCTATGCCGGCGAACAATGGGTAACGATACCTCTGCCTATCGAATTCCGAGCCATATACGGCATGGGAGAACTCGCCTACGGTGTAATCAGCGGCAACGAGCAATACAGCAACGAGGAACTTACGCGACAAATGGCCGCTCAAGTATCACAGATGATGCCTCTTGACATGCTTGAAGGTGGAGGTGGTATATCTCCATTCATACCGAGTGCATTTAAGCCGGTATCCGAAGCGTACATCATGAATAAAGGCTGGACCGGGTTGCCTGTCTATAAGGATACGCCGTTCAACAAGAACGACCCTGAATGGACGAAAGCCTATGCAAGTGCAGACAAGCACCTTGTCGCCTTTGCCAAGTGGCTTAACGAAACATCCGGCGGCGATGATTTCAAGAAAGGGTCTATCGACATCAACCCAGCCAAGATTGAATATCTGCTCAGCGGCACTTTCGGCGGTGTGTTTACTTTCCTCAACAAGGTTAAGAAAACCGGCGAAACGATGTTTGGCGATAGAGATTTCGAGTGGCGCAATATGCCGATAGCTAACCGCCTCATAAAGTCGGGCGACGAGCGCACGGCCAACCGCAAGCTCCAAAACGAGTATTTCAAGTATCTGAAAGAATACGAGGCCACCGGCCAACTGATGCGCAAGTACGAAAGTGCAGATGAGGACGGGATTATGGGCTATGCCGAAAAAATAAACTTCCTTGAAAACTCCCCTGAGTATGCCCGTTGGGAGATATTCGATGAGTTTAAGGCCGACATCGACGCATACCGCGAGGAAATTGCAGCAGAAACCGACAAGGACGAAAAGAAACGCATAGAGGCTGAAATGTATGCTGTAATGCGTGAACTTGTAAACGCCTTGCACGACCCCGAAGCATACCGCAATCGCGAACAGGAATAGTTAAACAATAGGTAGTGTTTATGTTGCGTATCTTTGCGTGCATAAGCACTACCCTCTAATAATAAAAGTAATGGCACAAGAAAAGCTATACCGCATGAGCAGGATACGTCCGCAGCAAGAGGCGGAGGAAATGGACACAGTGGCCAGCGCCAAGCGACGTGGAGACAGACGGGCGTTTGATGTGCTGATGGAGGCACAGCACCATTGGAACAATATGGATCAGTTCAGGCGCGACCGAGAACGGAACAAACGTTATTGCTACGGCGACCAATGGCGAGATGTAATCGAGGTTGACGGGTGCAGGATGACGGAGGAAGAATATATCGCGCGTCAGGGCAATGTTCCGCTGAAGAATAACCTTATCCGTCGGCTTGTGCGCAATGTGTTGGGCGTGTACCGCAGTCAGGCAAAAGAGCCGACGTGTTACGCCCGCGACCGCGACGAGCAGAAGTTGGGTGAAACCATGACCATTATACTGCAATGCAATATGCAGCTTAACCGCATGACCGAGGTGTATGCGCGGACTATGGAAGAATTTCTTATAGGCGGGTTGATAGTGCATCGCAAGTCGTACAGTTGGCGCAACGAGAAGATGGATTGTTGGACCGATTATGTGAACCCCAACAATTTTTTCATCGACAACAACATGCGCGATTTTCGCGGTTGGGATGTAAGTTTTCTGGGCGAGGTGCATGACGTGAGCTTTGAAACGTTGTGTGCGCAGTTTGCAGAAGCTCCCGAAGATTACCGTCGCTTCAAGGAGATATACACTTTCGCCCACAACAAACAGTACATAGCCAACTATGCCGAGCGGTTTGGCTACTCGCGACTTGAAAATTTCGACTTTCTTTTCACAAGCGACCCGACCCGATGTCGAGTTATTGAGGTGTGGCGCAAGGAAGCCAAACCCCGATACCGTTGCCACGACCTGAATAACGGCGATGTGTATAAGATAGACGTAGAAGACTACAACGAAATGGTGGGTAGTGTAAATTGGGAGCGTATTATGCGCGGACGGGCCGCCGGTATGCCTGACGAGGAAATTCCGCTGATACAGGCAACATGGATGATAGACCATTATTGGTACTATTACTATCTGACGCCGTTCGGCGACATACTGAAAGAGGGAGAAACGCCCTACGAGCATAAGAGCCACCCCTATGTGTTCAAGGCATATCCGTTTATCGACGGGGAGATACACAGTTTCGTGGCCGACGTGATAGACCAACAGCGCTACACCAACCGCCTGATAACGCTCTACGACTTCATCATGAGGGCGAGCGCAAAGGGTGTTCTCCTGTTCCCTGAGGGCTGTGAGCCTGACGGCATGAGCATGGAAGATATTGCCGAGGAGTGGGGCAAGTTCGACGGCATTGTGTACTACAAACCGAAGCCCGGTGTTGCCGTACCTCAACAGATAGCCAACAACTCGACACAAATCGGCATCACCGAATTGCTCAACCTGCAACTGAAATTCTTTGAGGATATTTCAGGCGTGAACGGTGCATTACAGGGCAAGCCCGGCTATGCCAACCAAAGTGCCGCACTCTACAATCAGCAGACGCAGAACGCCACCACATCGTTGCTTGACTTGCTCGACAGCTTCAGCTACTTTGTCAAGGACGGCGCGATTAAGGACGTGAAGAATATGCAGCAGTTCTACGACACCAAGCGCATATTCAATATCGTTGGCAAAAATGCGTGGGTTGAGTATGACCCCAAGACAATACGCGACGTTGACTTTGACCTCTCTATTGTCGAAAGCACAAATACGCCGGCATTCCGACAAATGGCTAACGACATACTCATGCAGTTGTGGCAAGCACAGGCAATATCGGTGGAGCAACTTCTGGAACACGGAGACTTCCCGTTTGCCGACGACCTGTTGCAGTCTATCCGCAGTCAAAAGGAACAGCTCGAACAGGGTCAGATACCCGACGCCATGTCGCCGCAGTTGCAACAGCAGGTACAGGCCGGAGCCAATATGCAGAATGTTCAGGCCGCACACCAAATGCTTACAGCCGCATAACGCTCGTTTGCACAGTATGCAAAAAATAAGTAAATTTGCAAAAACTTCAATATCTCATGGGCGAAATTCTAAATACATGCGTGATAGGCAAACCTGTTTCAGATGAGTTCGATACCCTGTTACCGGACAAAATTGAAGTAGTGGACTGCGAGTCATATCCTGATTGTTCATATATCGAAACGGTGAGATTTACTTTTTCCGTTTGTAATCAAAAAGGTGCTACTCCCGGATTTCACGGTCCCAAGCAAATAGTTTACCTTAAGATAGAGGCTGGCTATATACCTGTTGAACGAGTGAAAGCTGAGTTACGACGACTGTTGTCCAGATTTAATATTTTCAGGGTCGAAGAACTGATAGAAGCTTTTGCCTATAGAAGATATTATTGCCGATATTGATTTTGCAAGAACATAACGATACGACGAGGGCGAGTAACCATTACGGAAACTCGCCCTCTGTTTATTTTTCAAAAGCTTCTTTGGGAACGCCTGTTGCTTCTAATATCGTTCGCTTCACTTCTTCTATACCTTTGGTTGCGTCTTTCAACGACCGTTCAAGCTCATCGAGAACTTGACCGCTTTGTTCATGCCGAAGATTATCTATCGCAACAGGGTCGTGCGTTAGCGTAGCGATACCCTGTAAGTCGAGGCCGCTTTGTGGGCCATGATAGCCGACACTATACTTTCTGCGCATTTTCCCAATCTTTTTTACGACGCTGTTCTTCTTTGCGACGCTGTTCTTCTTTGCGGCGCTGTTCTTCTTTGCGACGCTGTTCTTCTTTGCGGCGCTGTTCTTCTTTGCGGCGTTGTTTTGTGGCAATGCGGTCGGCCTCGACCCATGCGAAGTATTGCATGACTTTCTTCTTGCGGTCTTCAGGAGCGAGGAACTGATTGCCGTCGCGGTAGCTGGTGCAGTAGAAGCACTCGCGCACGAGGTCGAAGACACGAGCTTCGCGGTGAATGTAGTGCTTCATCTTGAGGCGACGGAAATTGAAGCGATCCATGACGACGAGTTTACGACCGTAGCTTCCATGCTGAGGCATGACGTAGTAACGGTGACCCGTTTCGCGATGTGCCTTGTCGGCCATCTTGATTGCCTCGCGGAGTCGGAGGCTTGCTTTGAATTTGCTAAAGATGTTCATATCGTTTAGTGTAGTTGTTAAAATGTGGCCGCAGAAATAGGCTTACGACGGCCACGGTTAAATTTCTTTTGAACAGGTATAATCTTCGGCACGTCCATTTCATAGAAACAGATGTGCAGACCGATTGCTCGTGTCATAAGCAAGTCGTCATGCTTGCCGACGATAGCACCGAAAGAGCCGTTTTTACGCTTCTCATAGAAGTTATACTCGGCAAGGCAACGCTCATCGCGCTCGACATACATAGCTTCTCGGATAACCTTAACGAGCGTTGAGATAATCATCGGCTTTGTTGACACGTTGGTGTGGAAGCCGTAGCGTTTGGGCGCGCCCTCTACAATAGCTTCCTCTGATTGCTTGCGCTCATACAGGTTAGGATATACGTCCTTTACCTGATTGAGAATAAACTGCGATTGGTCGCCGTCAACGTCGCGCTCCTTGTCGTGCGTCTCAAGGGTGTTACTCTCGATAACGAGCAGGGAGTTGTCGTAGTAGGCGGCTATCTGCGCAGCTTTCCATGCCAGCAGGTCAATATCTATGTGACCGTACCATTGAGCCACGACAACAGGCTTGCCGCCCTCGGACATAAACAATCGATCGAAAACAACGATAACAGACCAGTCGGCCTTATGCGAGCGACCGCCGACATCGACAGCGGTAAGGTAGCGGTCAGTCACTCTTTCTTCCGGGTCAATTTCAGGATGCGCCCAAACCCATAACAGCCCCTGCCGGTCCTCGCGAAAGCGAAGATTTTGCAGAGCCTTTTTGCCCTCGTCGAAGTCGGCATACACGTCGCCAACTTGTAAGGGCGGCTTACAGGTTGCTTTCAGAGCCTCGACGCGGTATTTATCGAACACACGAGTGCCGGAGTGAACGAAAGCCTCAACATCATCGGACGGATATTCCGAAGCCATGATAGCGTGTTCATTCGACTTGGCACGTTCACGGATATACCAATTTATCGCTTCGAGCGTTGCACCCTTTTCCCACAGCCACCAAAGATAGCGGCCACATTCCTCACGCTCCGACTCGGCATTGCTATTCTCGCGGTTGTCGTAGAGCCACTTGGCAAAGTCACGCCGCTGTTCTTCGTCGTCGAAGTCGAGCGAGTATTGCTCAATATCGAACCACGAGACAAACATAGCCTCAAATTGTGACTTGCCGGTCTTGGCAGCATCATATTCAATCTGGAAGAAGTTGCCCGTACCGTTGGCCGTAGACTCATACACAATCATGGTGTAGGGTTTATACAGCACACCCGAACAGGCAGAGCGCACAATATCTTCAGGCGATTTCTTCTCGGTCTTCTCCCATATACCGACCTCGGAGCAGTGAACGAGGTTGTAGTCACCACCACGACAGGAGTCAGGATTTTTGGCCGTACCAATCTTGATTTTGCAGTTGCGCTGTGGTACTGAATGAATAAGTCCCGACATACCGACACCGACAAGTTTAGGCTCGTTCTCGTCGTAGTCAGCACCCAACTTATAGAGCATATCGACAGGGTATCGGTCGAGCATACGGTTGAACATATCGCGTATTTCGTCCGAGCCTGATGTTTGGTGAGCGATGATAAGCGAGTTGAGGCCGACACGGTGAACGAGCTGCAACCATGCCATATACAACTGCGACGTGGTAGAGCCGCCCCACTGACGCGCTTTCAACAGGATAAGGCGTATAGGCTTACCGGCAAGACGCTTTTCTTCAAGGCGCTCTACAAATCGACGCTGCGGACGTGTCAGGCGAAACAGCACGTCCTCGCCGCCGCCCTTATTCTTAATCCACACATAGGTAGCAGTCCAAAACGGGAAGTCATGCCGAGAGCGTATGCGCACGAATTGTTCAACGACTTTCAGGCGGTCAGCCTCATAATCTTCTTCGTCGTCATACTCCATGCCAAGCGTATCACATAGGAACGCCTCAATGGAGCCAGCGGCCATAAGCTGACGCACGAGCGGCACTTTGCTCATGCTGTCAGGGAGCCATTGACGTTTAATCGGGAAGTCCTCAATCACGCACTCGAAGCGAGAGCCGACAGAGCCTTTGCCGGTTATAGGATTGAACGGAGCGTGAATTTCATCTAACCGCTCCTGATTTATTTCGAGAATTGCGGCTACTTCCTTCTGCATGGTATCGGCATATTGAGGAAGCCGACAATCAGTCCGGCCACATAACTGTAAAGATGAAGCCACCCATTCACGAGAGGGAACAGGAAACCGACAGCGATATACAGGGCCATACAGCCGTTGTAGTATATTTTTCTCTTAACCTGAAAAGCGATCGAGCCAAGCAGAGCGAAGCATACCGCCGACAGGCCGACCGTAGGCGTTGAGGACAGAACGAAGTCAGGAGCGGCCACGGCTATCAGATAGGCCGCTATCAGCCGCCACCACAAAACATCGTATATGAACAATATCGAGACGAAGCACCAAGCATTGACAACCGCATGAAGAAACGAGGCGTGAAAGAACGAGTATCCAAAACGCTGCAAAATATCACAGTCTCTTGACACCCCCACTGCACTCCAATCAGGCACATAGACAAGTGCGGACAGCAAGATGAATGCGACAATCAACAGCCCCGTAGTCTTTTCGATTTTTCCGCAAACCATTGTTTTCTCGCTTTTAAGATTAGTACACGCGCACTGCCGGGAGCCAAATAGAATTTTGGAGCGGGCTGTGCGATAACCGCTTCAATGAGCCGGGGCATAGACCAATCAGTATTCTTGACACGCAAAGCCACGACGCGGCGGTGTATCTCGAAAAACATCTCACGCTTGTTTGGTCTCATATAGTGCAACTTATCGCCTCGCATAATACTCGCTACAACGACGGTAGCGCGAGATGCCGAGACCCAAAAACGCGCCGCCGGCATGTCAACAACCTTTTTGAACACATCGGGCATAGAGACGTGGCGACACGTCTCCAAGTAAAAAAAGTAGGCACGGAGCAAGTCGCGTGTCCGCTCATGGTGATATTCACTTTTGCTACCGAAGTATTTCATTGATTGGTTTATTGGCTGTTATATTTGCTTTGTCGCACTTGCAAATTTAATGCTCGAATGGTAAAAGATAAAGACTTTACTGATAAATTTGAGAGTATATTTGCGGTGAAATATAACAGTATCAATTTACACCCAAAGCATTATGCCTGAAACCGAAGAAGTTAAAAGCAAGCGCGATGCGACGTTAGAGCGTTTAAGGGGGAAGTACCCCGAAGAACAATTTGACGACGACGAGCAGTTATTTGGCCGAATTAACGACGATTACGACCAATACGACAAAGAGCTTGCAGGCTATCAGGAGCGCGAGGGAAAGTTTTCGGACATGTTCACATCCGACCCACGTTCGGCACGGCTGATGATGAGTTGGAAAGACGGAGACGACCCCGCAATCGCACTGATACGTCTGTATGGCGATGACATCAAAGATGCAATCGACGATCCCGAAAAACAAGAAGCGATAGCGGAGGCCAACAAGGAATATATGGAACGTGTCGCGCAAGAAAAGCAATACGAAGAAGAATATTCCGCAAATCTAAGCGAGTCGCTGGACTTGCTTGAGAAAGCACAGCAAGAGCGCAGATTGAGTGACGAACAGATTGACGACGCTATGGCATGGCTCATCGGAGTAGCCAAAGACGCGATGATGGGCAAATTCTCCCCTGAAACAATCGAAATGGCTATCAAGGCGCAGAACTACGATAATGACGTGGCACAAGCCGGAGAAGAAGGCGAAGTGCGCGGCAAGAACGCCAAAGTAACCGAGACCCTGCGCAAACCCTCGAAAGGGGACGGCACGGCACAACTCGACGGTAAGAACGGTGGAGGCCGACGCAAAGCACCGATGCCCGACATGGGCGCGATAGACCGCTATGCCGACGGCAACCTTAGCATCTTCGAGCGCGGCGGAGAAAAGCGCACCCCAATCAAACGCTAAAGCAGCATTCTAATAACCAATTTAATTTAAACTCAATGAAAACAATCAAAAAGACAACTCGTTTTCTGCTCAGTTTTATGCTGAGCATGATTGCCCTCGTAGCGGGAGCAAGCTCCGGGGTGTACATGGCCGCAGCCAGCGGTCTCCCCGATGCAGGTAAAACCAATGCCGGAGCCGACGGCACAGGCGGCACTGACGGTATCGCAACCGAAACGCAGGGCCGCGACGACGGCGACCCCAACTTCTACATGCAGGACATCGACAAGCGCATTATCAAAATTCGGCCTATGGCAACGCCTATCGACCAGATTTCGCGATACGCCAAAGCCTCGTCCTGTAAGTCGTTTGAAGTTAAGTATTACAGCGTAGGCACTCGCCCGATTTCATGTAAGACCAATAAGGCCGTAACCGCACAGACCTCCGGCGCATCAATCACGCTCCCCGTCGATGACCCCAATATGTTCACGCTTGATGACACTATCCGTGTTGTCGGAGTTAAGGGCAAGTATAACGACAAGGGAGTGGCGTATCCGGCAGACAGCGACAATGTGCCTGACCTTGTGCTGTGTGTCTGCGGCAAAAGCACCGACACCAATATGCCCACTGTATATGCAGTGAACGGCGACATTGACAGCAGCACCAATTACGCAACCCTCGTTCCGGCCATTCCGAACGGCACAACGCTTGTGCGCATGGGTAAAGCTTGTGGCGAGCTTGACGTGCAGACAGGACGTTTCAACAACATCCCCATGCCCGAGGTACAGTATTGCCAAAACTTCATGATACAGATTGAGCAGTCTACCTTCGACAAGATAGCAGCCAAAGAAGTAAATTGGTCATTCTCCGACATCGAAGAGGACGGCATCTATGATATGCGACTCTCACAGGAGAATACTTATCTGTTCGGTGTAAGGAACGTAATCAAGCATGTGGCCAAAGACGGCATGAATACATGGTTTACGGGCGGCATCTGGTATATGGCCGGCAAGGACATCGAGGTAGGCGCATGGGACGACAAGCTCAAGTGTGCCGTAATTACCGACGACAATCTTGTAGACATCACCAAAGACCTCTTTGTGGGTACGGGCATCGGCAACAAGCGCAAAATCCTTTTCTGTGGTTCGGACATGCTGTCGGCCTTCTCGAAAATCAAGAGCGAGAAATTCCGCTTGAAAGACACCGTGGAAGTGTGGAACCTGAAATTCAAATCGTGGGACACCGATTTCGGCGAGGTACTTACTATCCATCATGAGTTGTTCGATGCAAACGGTATGAGCGACTGCGGCTTTGCAATGGATCCCGAATACCTTTCGAAGAAAACTCACGTTTCGTGGGCCCGTAATGTCCTCGACCTGAAAAATGCCGGTATCCGCAATACCGATGCTGTGGTAATTCAGGAAGTGGCCTGTCTATATCTGCGCTATGCAAAGGCACACGCACGTATGCGTCTTGCCCAGCCTCCCACAGCCGGCGCATAAAAAAATGTAATTAAAGAAACTTCACGTAAAAGGGTGGACGGTTAACCCCAACCGCCCACCCTTTTACATATAAACAACCGACAATGAAAAGGTATATAGCTAAAACCAACGTCAGCATTAACATAGTGCTGCCAACAGGGGCAAATCGGCATATCGCGTTCAGCTCACTAACCGGCGGCGGGAGTGTATTCTACACCGATGACCCCGAAATACAAAATGCCATGGAACGGCATTATAAATTCGGCACACTTTTCCGGATTGACAACAAATATGCTGCCGAGAAGCAACGAAACAAACCGGCTCCGAAGCCCAAAGCACAAGCGACAACCGACACAACCGAAGCTGCGCCGGCCACCGATGAAGAAACCGAACCGTCAACCGATGAACAGCCGACTGAAGCCGAAGCCGACGAAGCAGAAGCTGAAACCGACAACGGTTTAAAGACCATTGTAGTATCAGACCCCGATGCGGCAAAGGCATACCTCGCTGAACACTTCGGCCTGAGCCGCACCAAAATCAAAACGCTAAAAGCCATAAAAGAAGCGGCTACCGCAAACGGCATAGTCTTTGAGGGCATCTAAATCACCCCGGCATGATATACAAGTTGACCAATATTGCGCGTGATGTTCGCATAGCCATAGACCAGAATATGACAAGCGAACAATTGATAGCGACACAGGACATAGAAACCCTGTCGCTTGAGGACATCATACGCTCAAAAATCGAAGAGGCCGTGCGTCGCGTGGAATTGGCAGCTCCCGCGCATTTACTGGAAGAGGGCCACGACTTTTCGAGCGGTATATATTGGAATGGAGACGGAAGCGGATGGGTACTGTTGCCTGATGATTTCATGCGTCTTATAGCCTTTCGTATGAGTGACTGGGAGCGCACCGTGTATGAGGCCATTTCGGTTGATGATCCGCTGTATGCAAAACAGTCGTCGCGATATAAAGGCATACGCGGAAACGTGCAGAAGCCCGTATGTGCCATTGTCAACAGGGCGGAGGGTAAGGCTCTTGAGTTCTATGCCTGTAAAGACAATACAGCCATGATAGTGCGAGCCGGATATGTGCCATATCCGCACATAGACAAGGATGACGGCATCGACATCAGCGAGAAATGCTACACGGCAGTTGTATACACCGTGGCTGCATTAGTATTAACCACCTACGGCGAAGCTGACAAAGCGTCGGCCATGACCGATTTAGCAAAATCAATCATTCAATAATGAGTTCAATTCCAACAAAACAGATAGACGGTGATGTTGCGGTAGGGCGCAATGTGTCAGCCGGGGGCAACGCCGTAGTGCGTGGATGTGCCACCATAGGGCACAACCTGAAAGTTGAAGGATGGCTGCATGCGCCCAACATCAAGGGTGCGTGCAAGGGCTATTTTTTGAGCTTAACAGATTTGAACGATGCATATCCTGCGCCGGCAGACGGTGACTATGCATTTGTGAGCGAATCCGGGCTACCCGGACCGATATACATAGCCAAAAACGGCGTATGGACAGATAGCGGTAAGACCGGCGGTCCCACATTAGACATCAACGACATAGATGACTTAAGGAAGGAAGTGGCGGAATATTCCGGCAGCATAGACGCCATCGACAAAGCTCAGGAGACACTAAGGGCAGACTTTGACACACACGTGCAAAATGCATCAAAGGAGATTGCAGCCGTCAAAGCCACTGCGGATACTGCAGCTGCAGAAGTCGCTATAGCCAAAGAGCAGGCAGCGGCAGCCGTTTCGACTGCTAACGAAGCCAATACGACTGCTAACGAAGCCAAGAATGCGGCGCAGAGCGCCAACGACAAGGCCAATGCCGCCAAGAGTGAGGCAGAGACCGCCAATACAACGGCGGCGTCGGCGGCCAAGAGTGCCGCGGCGGCGGCCGAGACAGCAGCCGGAGCGGTGACAGCCATAAACACGCTGAAGACAGAAAATACCACAGACCATGCGGCGATACGCAAGGAGGCTATGGATGCGCTGGCGGCGCATGCAGCGGCTAATGACAAGGCTTTTGCAGACGAGGCATCGGCACGCAAGGCTGTGTCGGATGCGCTGACGGCACACGAGACGGCTGATGCAGCCGACCATGCGGCGATACGCAAAACTCTCAGTGATAGTCTGGCGAGCGCTAAGCAAGAGCAGCACGACACGCTTGGCATCAGCGGCATCGTGGCCTTTGACGGCTTTGTTGGAGACGTGTCGAACGATACTTCGGAGACGGCTGCGCCGATAGTGCGCGACCCTCGAGGCAAAGTGCAGCAGGGCGCGGCGACAGTGCATTTTTCGACTGCTGACGGCAACTTCTTAATCAAGCAGGACGTCTATTATCCAATATGGGAGGATGATTATTTGTGGCAAGACAGCAATCAAGTGCCGTGGAGAGACAAGTCGTATTACAATGTCAACGATGGCAAGCTGTACAAGATTGGCTCAGACAATCAGTTGCACGAGATAGCACTGACCAAGCTGCGCGACGACACAGGCATCTTGCCGTGCAAGGTGCGGACGGCTGCGCCGCTGGCTGAGCCGACAACCGGGTATCCGACTGCGCATAATTACACGATATGGTGGTCGCAGACGACCAAGGCGTTTTTTGCGGCACTCGGCTATGAAGCAGCGCAAGGCGATGTGATAGAAGGCTGCGAGTATTATCCTCTCAGCGTCTGCGATGAGTACTATGATTATTGTTCGGTGACAGTTAGCGGAAGCACACAGACCGCCGTGCCGCGTGCAGACCGCATATATCGCAGCGGCAACGACCTGTGGCAATATGACTCGGCTGCCGGGGAAATGGTCAAGCTCGGCGATGTCACGGGCAAGGACTTGGCGATACGATACTTGGAGTGTGGCGATGCGACTTTACAAGGTGATGTCGAGGTTACCGGCTATTTGGAGGTTGACAACGGTCTGACAGTGCGGAACGGACTGATGGTGGAGAACTCCGACATAACGGTTGCCGGAGGAGACATCCACGTGCAGGGCGAAGCCGAACTTGGCTCGGTCAAGACTACCGGCGACATCACGGCTAACGGCAAAGTGTCAGGGATTGTCGTCCACGGCGACAGCGCTACGTTCTGCCAAGGCGAAGAGGTCAAGATTGACGTTGACGGCAATATCAGCACCAAGGGGTCGCTTACGGTGAGCAAAGGCATAGAGGCGAATAGCATCGTGAGCCGAGGAGGGCTTACGGTTGGCACGTCCTTGACAGCACCTTCGGGTGAAATAAGTGGCGACCTGCTGGTCGGGACGCTGTCTGTCGACAGCGACATTACAGCCGAGAACATCACCGCTAATGGCAACATCAATGCAGGCTTTCTCACGGTCAAACACACGGCCACTCTCTCCGATACAACGATACGCGGAGACATCACATTCGACGGTGGGAGTGTGTCCGTGGATAGCGGGTCTCTCGCGGTCGCAAGCGGTGCAGGCTTCTACGCCGACAACATCAACGCCGTGCGAATAGACGGACGTATAGATTTCGTGTTCCACGGCATACGGCAGAGCCTGCCTACGGACTACACTGCCGTAGCGCAGTCTGTTTCGCCCAAGACGCGCGTGGATGGCAGCACGTATGATATAATCTACATCCGCGACAAAAAACGTTTTGTGGCTGTTGACGATGCGGCCAAGACTTACGCAGAGCGTTTTTATGACGAGGAGGAGTACAACATCATCACCAACAACAAGCCGACCACCGCGAGGACTGACCGCGCATGGCGATGGGGTGCAGATATCTACAAATACGACACCGAGGCATATATCAGTGCTTACTATGGCAAGGGCAACGACAAATACGGCGCAGACTTGGTATGCGTAACTGATGCTGGCAAGGCGCTGTTTATCAAGATGTGGCGCGATGCGATATATCGGCCGATGTTTGGTGTGGTTGGTTGGTACGGAGATTGCGACGACCTCGGCAACTGCTATGGAGGCAAAAACAATCCGCAATTCGGGCTGGATTATGGCGGCTATTATCCCGAATGGCACGAAACGCCTGGCTTTTTTCTTAACGGTATCACAGGTATCAGCTACGCCGAAGCGCGTCAGATATACGAGGTTCGAACTTGCGGATCTTACCCAAGAAAAATCAGTGAAGGAGGTGGAATTCGCACTAATATGTTGTGTAACTATGCTTATGCAACAGGCGGCGGTCAAAATGGGCAAGGCATCAACACTCCCTTTGTTTTCCAATCGTATGATGTACAGGTAATCCGCGTTGCAGCAGGTCTGCGCGGACAACGACCTACTGGTACTGCGGCCGTTTACGGATTATTAATTTTCTATAATTCAGATAATGTCGAAGAAGTTATTGGTGCTGTATGGCCAGGGAGTCTGGGCGACGCGGCTTTCAATAATATATTTCCCCCATTTGGTAGCAAGTTGCAGTATTTATGGATAGACGGTCTGTCGGTGTCGTTGACTAAGACATTCGCTAAGGCTTCGTCAATCAATGTCGATTGCCTGCGCTATCTTGTCGAAAAGAGCCGAGCCACAGCCGCCAAGCCTATAAGCGTGACGCTACATGCAGACGTGTTTGCGGCACAGCCCGAAGATATTCTGACACTCGCTGAAACTAAACATGTAACCTTTGTAAGTGCATAAACCAAAAACAAACTACTATGATACGATACGATAACCACCGAATAACGAGCGACAGCGGCAAGTATGTACGCCGCCGTTCGGACGGCTTGACTGCCAAAGCCATAGCCGCGATGACATACAACGCGGACGACTACGAGGAAGTGGACGAAATGCCCGTATCCTTTGACGAGACGGCCTACAAGGCTGCGGTAGAGCGCCTTATTCGCGAACGCTACACCGTTGCGGATGAGCTGGGCATACTGCGTCAGCGTGACACCAAGCCCGAAGAATATGCCGAGTATTACGCCTTTGCGGAGCAATGCAAGGCGCAAGCACGCGCCGAAATCGCCGCCGAAGCTGACGGAAACTAAAATAACGCAAGCCTTATTTTAGTTTTTGGCGCTTAACTTAAATAGACTGCAAGCAAACTGCAAGTAAACTGCAAGTAAATCGCAAGTAAAACAACCAATAAAAACAGAAATTATGAGCAAAATTAGAATCGGAGAGACATTGCGCCGCAGCGTGCGCGTCGACAACAGTGAGGATACGGCAGCCGAATATGACATCAGTGCGGTGGCCAATATCGAGGGTGCGAGCATCATAACATTGGTCGAAGGAGAAGTAAAAAACGGTAACGCAACGTTGGCGCGTTGGTCACGTTATCGTCCGGAGACACTGACCATACGTTATGATGTAGCTGAGGGGCGCAATGTTATCTTGAAGGCGATAGAGGCGTTCTGCGTAAATGCGCAGGCCGCCGTGAGTGCGTAAGAAAGGAGGCTGCAATGACTATTACACAAATCCTCCGTTGGGCATTTGCCGGGATAGGCGCGGCACTCGCCATCCTCGAACCAACGCTGCCATACCTGCTGATATGCACATTGGTAATTTTTGCCGATTGTTACACGGCGTGGAGCCTAAGTCGCAGAGTCGCCAAAGCGCATCCGGATAAGGTGACCAAGGACGGTCACAAGTTTCAGTCGCACCACTTCGGGCATGTACTGCTGACGCTCATCAAGAGCTACGCGCTTATTATCATGGCGTATCTGATCAGCCGTCATATCACCGACGGCATACCTATCGACCTGACCAAGGTGGCCGCCGGCGCAATATGCTTTTGGCAGATTTGGAGCATCCTCGAAAACGAGAGCAGCTGCAACGGCGCCCGTTGGGCAAAAGTGGCGCAAAAGATACTCGTAGACAAAACCGCGCGACACTTCGACATCGACTTGTCGGGAATAGGAGCGAGCAAGACACACCGACCAAATGCAGACGACAATGATAGTACTGATTGACAATGGGCATGGAAGGGAGACGCCAGGCAAGCGTAGCCCCGACGGACGACTGCGCGAGTACGCGTGGACAAGGGAGGTGGCTCAGCGAATTGTCGGAGAATTAAGTCGCAGAGGCATTGATGCGCACTTGCTCACGCCCGAACAGGAGGACATCCCTTTGCGTGAGCGCGTGAAGCGTGTTAATGACATATGCCATAAAGTCGGCAAGCAAAACGTGCTGCTTGTCTCGATCCACAACAATGCAGCAGGAGCGGATGGCCGCTGGCATGACGCACGAGGATTTGCCGTATACACAAGCAATAACGCAGGGCAGGGAAGCCGCCGCCTTGCCGCCGAGTTTTATGCCGGAGCAAAGGCTCGCGGCTTGACGGGTAACCGTGCAACGCCACCGCAGGGTTTTTGGCAGGCGAGCCTTGCCATGTGCCGCGACACCAAATGTGCCGCAGTGCTGACTGAGAACCTCTTTCAAGACAACCGCGAAGACGTGGCATATCTACTGAGCAGCGAGGGCAAGACAGCTATTGCAGACCTGCACGTAAATGCGATTTCGAACTACATAGCAACATGCGAACAGCGATAATCATATCTATGAGTGCTATCGTTATTCACCCCTCCCCCAATTATTCTCAGTATGTCGGTTGTCATTTGGCCTGTTGTTGTTGCTTTTAATGTTACAAAAGCACGAATAATGGTTTATTGCAGGGCGAAAACGGACTATTTTAACACCAAATTAACATTTGGCGAGCATAAATGGCTTTTATTTGCACGAACTCTTAGTCTGCCGCACATCACTAATTAGTATATGATAGTGTTAATAGACAATGGGCATGGAAGGGAGACGCCGGGCAAGCGCAGTCCTGACGGCAGATTGTTAGAAGACAAGTGGACACGCGAGGTTGCGCGGCGCCGTCTCCGGCGTTACTCAAAAGATAAAGAGGGGCAATGGTGAGTACAGATTACCTTTGCATCAAACAATCAAATTCACAACATTATGAAGATAGCAAATGACAAATGGCAGCACTTTATAGTCTGCCTCATCTTGGCCGCAGTCATCGCCGCGATTGTAGCCAACACCTGTGCGCTTGTGTTTCCCTCCTGCATGGCGGGATTTTTGGGCGCAGCCGCGTGTGGCATAGGTAAAGAATACGGCGACAGTAAAGCACACGGGAACTTGTGGAGTTGGCCGGACTTAGCGGTTGACTTCGCAGGAGCCGTTATCGGTAGTCTCGCCGGTTTTGTAGCACTCTTAATCTGACGGCGACATGGAAGCAATCTTTTCAACAGACAAACTATTGCTATACCTGGGCGTGTTCCTCGCCGTGTGCTTGATAGTCATTATTGCTATCATGCTCGACTTGTGGGACGCAGTCTACACGGCGAATAGAACCAATCAGCGCGTACACTCGCACCCATGCCCAGAAGGCTGCATTACGCAAACTTCTCAAAGAGTTGCGCGAGAAATATCCCGCCGCCAAAATTTGACGCCAAAGAAGAATACAATGGACTCATATAAATAAGCCCCCATTATGAAAACGAAACATTATGTGTTCTTAGCCCTGATAGGGTTAATCGCATTCTTTACCGGCCAGCTGATTGGCCGGACAGAGAAACCGCCCGGCACTGTGACAGAAACAAGAGAAACGACCGTGGACACCATTCCGTACTACGCACCGATGCCGCAGTCGGAATTGGCGTTAGGCACACACCGCTATACTCTGCCGGTTTATCGTTTCCTCGGTGGAGGCTGTGGAGGAGAGCCGCGATTGTGCAGCCGCCGTCCCGACAGCATCTGTGAGGACTCGATTATATCCGTCAATCCTTATGGAACAGGAGCTGGAGGAGAGCCTCGATGTAGCAAGGACAGTGCAATCGTGGAACTCCCGATAATTCAACGCCACTATGCGGACAGCACTTATGAAGCATGGATAAGCGGATATGCCGCCAACCTCGATAGCATCCACACCTATACCCGCCATGACTATACAACTATTACGCTTCCACCGGCGAAGCCTAAACGTTGGCATTTGGGTATTACAGCCGGTTTCGCCGTTACCCCTAAAGGAGTGCAGCCATATATCGGCGGCGGCATTACATATTCTTTCAAATCCTTTTAATCATCAACTATGGCTTCAATTACATTAAATGTCAATAAAGCTGACGTATGGAGCGAGGTAGCAAAGACTTCGGGCTATACCGGCGACAAAATGACCGACACCGATAAAAACGCCTATGAGCGTATTCTGATAACCGATGAGGACCAAAAGAGCCTTCAGCGGTTTTGGGAGGAAGCCGTTGCCGTCGCCAACGATCAGCTCAAGGAGATGCTTGAAATGGCAAGCCCGATGAACAGCGATTACAATGTAACGCTCAATGTGTCGCGCAGCTATGACACGGTGCTTAACGCAAGCGTACAGGCTGCACTGACAAGCTACTTTATCTCGGCGATTGTAGGCCGCTGGTATAAGTTCAGCAACAAGTCAGAGGCCGACAGCTACTTATCGGAAGCGGCCAATATGATGGACGATGTGTTGCGCAAACTCTACTCTCGCAAACGTCCCCGACGGCCAAACAGAGAGATTACCGTTCCTGTCGGTCCCCATGGCCCTATTATCAACCCGGATAATCCACCCATAATAATCAAATAATTTAGAAATATGGCAAACAAGAAAACTGTAACCGCAACGATTGTCATGGATGAATTGCTCTATGACATCATGAACGAGACCTACCTGAGAGGCCGCACTATTCAGGACGACTCCAACTATAAGCAGGTAGCGAGTATGTTTGCGTCGCTCGATGAAGAAAATCAGGATAAGATACTGCGCTCGATTAAGAAAGCGTTTAGCGAGGTCAAGACCGAGCTTGCCGAGTATCTATCAGAGAGCGGCCTGACAACCGACAACAAGCTCATCAACGCAAACTCTGACCTGATATTGTCGCTTACCATGCCCAGCAACTTCAACGAAGCAGCCACGGCCGGCGTTGCCGAAGCGGTCCACGACTACATTCGCAACTGCGCCGTCAGCGACTGGTATCTTGTAACCAACAAAGCCGACGCAGCAGACTACACCGGCCTCGCCGCCCGAAGCCTTGAAAACATCCGCAAGAGCGTAAGTAAGCGCAGCCGTCCTATGCGTCGAGCAGCCGCGACTGGTAGCTGATATGGGATGTTGCTTTACCGGCAATGGTCGAGGCAGCGAACAGGAGCCGAGCGTTAAGAATACGCTTGTTTTTCTCCGGGAAGAATTGCTATATGACATCGAGAATTACACGTTTGTCTCCGGCGACATCATGCCCGTTGAAAATGAGCATCTGAAGCATCAAGTCTTCGATGTAGCACAGGACGGTAACGAAGACCTTGCGACCCGTGTTCTCAATCTCGCCCATGCCGAATGCGTAGAAAGCCTTTATCCTTACACCAAAACGCCTTGCATACAAGATGAAGAACTCGATGATAAGTTAGTGGTGCCGGAGCGATACGAGATAGAATTAGCGTTACCAAAGCAATTCTCTCGCACAACGGTGTTGCTGTTGAAAGAGCTTATCCACGACTATTTTGTATGCCGGGTGCTGGTGGAGTGGTTAGGAATAACTGACCCGGCAGCACAGCCGTTTTGGAAAGAACGGCTGGAAGAACTCAAAGCACGAATGAAACGCGCATTGCTTGGCAGAAGAAAGCCACTGAGACGCGGACAATCAATGTTCTAAAACAACGACCGAGACGCATCACGCGCCCCGGTCGTTTTCTTTCACATGAATAAATTTATCTTGGTTGGTTTATCTTTCGTGTCTCAAACTGTATCGTTGCGCCGTAGATACTTTCGTCGGCATCGAGATTGCACAGCAGAGCTATACGAAAATACTTATATGGTGTTCCACGGAAGCCTCGTAGAAAATGGTCTTTGCTTGACCATACGAGCGACCAATTATAAAGGTCTCGTGAACCGTACACTACCGACTGCACATGGCCCTTACGGAAGTTGCCGCGCTGAATAACAGTGTCGAGGCTCTTGTGGATATTAACTGCATCAAGTTTTAGCGGACGAGTAAGCAATAAGCATTTAACCTTGCTGGCCGTTGCTTTTGAAAAATCCACGAGATAATTAGTACCGTCAACACTTGAAACCGCTAATGCTTCAGGATAAGAATT